CTTCCGCTTCTTCTTTTGTCTTGGCAACGATTTCATATTCCATTTCGACTTCATATATTTTTCTAACTCGCCATTTTTGATAGCCAATCTCTCCATTAGGAGTATCTTTTTTATACGTTCCATTAATTATTGGAATTTCTTTTACAAATTTAACTTGTGTCATTATTTTCCTTTCATTATTGTTTCTAAGTTATATTTATCTTCAGTAAGACGATCAATATCTTGTTTTAATATTTCTCTATCTCTTTCCAGTTCCTTGATCCTTGCTCCTGCCTTCTTGCAATGAAATTTAAGCAACTCTTTTTGTTTTTCTAGCTGCTCGATTCTTTCTTCAAGGTCAGCAGGACCACGAACTATTCTTTTAACATCTTCTTCAGTTACCATTTAAACCTTTCAAAAGCGGATGATTTTCAAAATAATCTTCAAACTCCTTATCATGTACTTCTCCTTGTGAATTACACATTGGGCATTGTACTACTTGATCCACTTTTCTTTCTACACTTTCTTTTACTTTAAAAAACCCGTTGCCTTTACATCTTGGACAGATTTTATTTTCCATTACATTACCACCCTTTCAGGTTTTTTACTATTTTCTTTTTTATCTTCAACTGGTTTCAATCCTACAAGTAATGCAATCAATTGAAACACTTCGGCATAAGGTCTATTTTGTAAATACTTCAAAAGCACCTGTCTTTCTTCTTTTGATATTTTAAACATTATTTACCCTCCTTTAACTTTCCATTTAGTTTTTGTACTTTTTCGTTTACTAAAATATTTACTGTTTGGCTTCTACTAACAACTGTGTTTGGCACAATCACTTTTCTAAGCCTATCAATTTTAGTGTAAGTATCTTTTGATAAAGATACATTTTTATATTTGCTTATATCGGTCATATGATATAGTTTCCTTTCATTATTTATTTATAGGATAATATATAAATTTCTTTAGGATTGTCAATGGGTAAATTTATTTTAGGACTAATAATGTGTTCTTCAGTGTACAATACTTGCTTGCCTCCATATTACTGGCCAGATAAGTTTGATAGTCACTACGAATGTATGATATTTGGTTATGAAGAATCTATTAGAAAAGCACAAGAAATAGGGCCAAAAAATATAAATGAACTTGGCACTATTATTAAATTTTATTGTTATCAAGAACCAGAAACTAAAACTTAATCTATAATTAATTTACCGTTTAAATGATCCATTTCGTGTTGCACCACTCTACAAGGTAAATAGTAAAATGTTTTGTGTTGAGGTTCACCGTGACGACATGTCCATTCTAAATTAATAGATATTGATCTGCTTACTTTTATTTCTTCTCCAGAACAAGATAAACACCCTTCGATATCAGTCATTTTTATATTATTTTTAGATCTTATAACTGGATTAATAAATGTTTGAGGTTTGTTTCTTTCATTACTTGTGTCCATAACAAACATGCGCCTGTTGTATCCTATTTGATTAGCAGCGAGTCCAATACCATTAGCTTGGTACATAACTTTAATCATATTATCTAATATAATGTTGTTTTCTTCACTTAAAGGTAATTCTACTTCTTCTGTAGGTTGCCTTAAAAATGTATCTGGATGTTTTAATATTTTTATTTCCATTTACCCACTCTTTTATTAATTTGTACCATAGCTCTTTATCCTTTGGATCTTTCGTTTTATTCCATCTTATGGCTACTTCATCAATCTTCTGTAGTGTCACCATGTTTCCTCTTTCCCCATTTAATAATTTTATCAAAGTTTTTAGCTTTAATTTCCATTTGAGGTCCGTATTTCTTCCAAGTTTGTGCAACTAAATTTAGTTCTACTAATAATAGCGCCCATTGCTTTTGAGATATGTTTTTTATTTTTATATTTATTTCTTTCATTGCATAAACTTTGGTGTTGTTCGATTAGTATACTTTGCAAAACGTTTTTTGTCGCCTACATAATAGTTACGATAAGATTGTATATAGTCATCACATTTATATTCATCTGGCATACACTTTGGAGGTTCAGTCATTTGTGTAGCGTCTCCACTATCTAGCATAGCTAATTCTTTGATTACTTCGTGTGATTTGTGTACTCTGTGATAACGTAATTGATATTCTGTACCTAAAGCAAGACCATGTTGTATGGCCCATGAGTAATTATGTGGTGATTCGCTAATCCATAGCGTCATAGGATGCTTTGGATAAGCTGACTTATAGCCTAACTCAAAACCACGCTTACGCGCTGCTGTGGATAGCATCTGTGCTGTCTCCAACACCATTTTAACTACATGCTTATCACACTGCATCTGCGCAGCGATCTTTGGATCTTTGTCTAAAAAAAAGATGTTCATTTATTTTCTTTCATATTTTTATGGGCAGTTATTTTGTGGCTCATACCCAGGAGCCTTAAATGTAATATAGTACTTTATAGGATATTTGTCAACCCTTATCTTCCTTGCCCACGATATTTTTTAAATTGCCTGCGTTTATGCTTGTTCATTTTGCATAAACTAGGGTGGCGTCCAATCGAAGTTTTGTGAAATATAGGCTCATGCGGTATTTTTGCGTATAATCCTTTTGCTTTAGCCATTATGCCTCAGGTTTTACTTCTATTCTGGGTATATAACTTATTACACCATTTATTTTTTGTTCTAAATCAGATCCACAGGTAATACATCTATAAAAATCTCTTGTTATAGATATTAACATAGTTGGTTCTTTACACGTTGGACAAACGCCATGTGTTACTTCTGAACTAAAACCTTTTTTAAAGTAGTTTTCCACTGTCTAGTATTAATACAATAAGTATTGCTAAAAGTATATATCCCTGATGGTTATTAACAAATTTTCTTATTTCTT